CCGTCTACCTGAATCGAGTATTGGCCGCCGTAGAGCGTTCGGAGCCCGTTATCTACATTGTGCGTAAGGCAGATGTCGGCGATGGGCCCGTTACCCTTTTCATTAGTGACAAACATCTGGGCGCTCGCGATCCGAACATCGGGCAGCAGTATAGGAAAAGTCCAGTTTCCGCTATAAACGCTGCCGAAGAAATCGGCGGGAAATGGGGCGATTACCGTAAGATCTGAGAGTTGGTAAACCGCAGCCTGGATGGCATGCGTCGCGGCCGTACTCCCATATTGGCCGCGGCTAACGGTATATTGTGTACCGGCGGTGGAAACTGCCGTCACTTGCATCACTTCTGCGTCGATCTGAATGGTGCTCCCCGCCTGGGTAGTTCCAGTCACAGCCACAGTCAGCGTTGTGTCTGTCGCAACCATCGCGGTGGAAAGCAAATTCGACGGCGTGTTCTGAAGTTCGTTCCAATAGAAGAGGGACAGAGTGCCAGCGGACACCGTCTGGGTATTAGTCAGATCGGTAAACGACACACCGCTCAATACCACGGTCCCACCACTAGTCCCTGTACCCAAACCGAAGGCTGGCGCTGGAGGCGGGGCGCTATCGGTCGTGCCCGCTCCGCCAATCTGCCAACGTGTGACAATCGCAAGCTGCGGCGCGCTCTCCACATCGCTCGCATTGGCCGATCGGCCTGTCAGTTGTACCACTTCGCCGGAGAGATTTGGAATAGCAAACTGGATGGGGCTGCTGCTCGCCACCCCGCCGAGATGCCAGGCCGATTCCGCCACCACGAAGAAGCTCGTTGCATCGGGTATAACCACCCATGCCGAAGTCAAAGTGACGCTAGTCGCTGTGTTTGAGGAAATATTGGCTTCCTGTCCAGCGCCAGTTCCTCTTGTAATCCGCACCGTCAAGCCCAAGTATGAATTGGTCGCCATCTGCAGCGTGTCGTTGCCTACTGTATTGGCAGAGAAGATTGTCACTGCGGTCTCGGGCTGGTCTTCCATTCGCCAATAGAAATTTGCGTGGTCGAAATTAGGGTCGGGCGGCGCCACCAACTGGTCCGTCAGACCGGTGTCGATAAACTGTGCCGCGACAGTCTGTCCGGTAGCGATTCGAAACAGTTCGGATGGCGTCGGTCCCCGATAGACATTGAACGTAACAGTATCCGGCGTAAAGCTCAAACCGGAGAGAGTAACGCTGCTTCCATCTGCGATGATGCTTGCGGTTACGATGAAAGACAGTGATCCTTCTCCCCCGGCGCTGTTTACGCCCGAGATCGAGTAGTACAGATTCTGGCCTGAAGTCAATGTTCCGCCCGTTGCAGTCTGCGGGGAAAAATTCAGCAGCGGGATTCCCGGACCCGTGGCCGCGATAGCTGCCGGGGTCACAAAACTCAATGACACTCCAACCTCGATTGTGCCGTCGCTTGCCGTCGTATCTGTCTCTTGCACGCCAAATTCGATATTGCCGTGGCTATCGATGGTCGACCCAATCAGCGGCCTTGGAGTCCCGATACCGGCGCTTCCATTTGGGCCAATCCCTGAGGTTGAACCCGATTGCCCGTTAGTGTCCGCATACCAGGCATCGTCGTGCAACTGGGCCGTAATCGTGGATGTTCTGTAATTGGTTGCGGGTGAGATCTTGAGAACCCGAAACGGCTGCCGGACATAACCCTCTTTCAGATAGGTGAATGCGATGATGTCGCCGGGCCGAATCCCCACCGCCTTGACGCTGGTATCGAATTGAATATAAGTATTGCCGAGGATTGACTTGTCCAGATTAAACTGAAGAATCCGGCCTGCCTGGTCGTAATTCGGAATACCCACGGCCATTAGCGCCGCGGTGACCTCCTGGCCGGCCAAGGCAATGTCATCCGGGTTGCTCACTGAGAAGCTATCCTGTTGATACCCGTTAAGACTGTCCTGGTACTCAACATTATAGGAATTCGGAGTGTCCGATATGGGCCGGCTGGTCACAGTTACGCTGGGGTCGCCGTTTTGCCGCCGCATGATGCCCGAGGTTCCGCTGCTGCCATCCCCAAATTCATAGCTCGGCCACCCTCCGTTAAGAGGCTCGGTGCTGTTCGACCAGGCCAACTGCGAAGGTTGCTGAAGAGCTATGGTGTTTTCCACTTGCAATTGGAGGACGCCGCCCGGTCCATACGTGAGAAACAGCCGAGCGGCATTCCGGATTCCCCGGATCAGGTCTCCGGCGCTGCGTCTCTTTTGCAACACCAGATTGCATTGAAACCTTGGCAAGGTAATCGCATTGCCGTTCAGGTCGGTCGAATTGATCTGCTCATCGCAATACGCGCCCGCGGCCGCAAAACTGGTTAAGTCGAGTTCTGCCGCCGCCCATCCGCTGCGCTGTAGTACATCGAGGAGTATCCATGCCGGATTATTAGAAAATTGACTGCTCAGGCTGGTGCCATCCGCGGCATAAGTCGGTACAACCAAACCCTGCGCCAACACCTGGATTTCCGGGAGTGAGTTTCCATCGTTCAATTGGTTGGGAACCACAACCGAAAGATAGGCCATGCTGCCATAAGGATCGCCGGCCGGCTGCCCGCTGGCATCCGTGAAATTCATATCGAACGCGCCATTCCGCGATCCCAGAGTGACTATGTTGTACCAGCCGGTCCCCGTCATATTTGTACCGGAAACCCCAATCGGGATTTGTACATTATTGACCAGGACGGTTACTACGCCTTGCATCAGTCCGATGCCTAGTAACACCTCCATGCGAGTAAGGTTGCCATCGTTACGCGCAAATACTACCAGCGGCTCGTACCAGGCCGTGCCGTAGACCATGGGGACGAAGTCATTATATCGCGCCTGATTAACTGAGAGATTCGAGCTTGTCCACGCACTGCCGTAGCCTCGCACTGAGATCACTGGCGGCACAAACTCCAGACCGCCGAATCTCCCGATCGTGAACATACCTCGATCCTGACAATCGGTGCGTACATATCCGCAAGATGTAAATGGCACTCCATCATTCAGGTTGCCTGTGCCACCCGTTAAACCTGCCGAATAGCCACAACGGTAGTACATGGAGTACTGCCCGTCCGTTCCGCCACTCACGGCTTCCGCCTGTTGCGCGGGCGTCGTCGGAAACTGCCATGGGCACCGGCTCTGGATTCGAACCTCGGGCAGCAAGAGCCGTTGCAGGTTCATGCGGTTTGTCGCGGTAAGCCTGAAAGTCGCTTCTTTAATCTGGTCGGGGGGATTGCAGATGCCCTGGAACACCACGGCTGTCGCGGTCAGTGGAACGGCATTCCGCAGATCGTAGAACAGGAAACTCTCCGTCAACTGCGCGCCTTTCCAACCGGTCGCCTGTTGGATCTCGGAGAAGTGTGAGTCTGCGTTCGCTAGAGTGACCGAGATAGTCGGGCTTCCGTCGACGCCTTGGTCGGACGCCGTTTGGATGTCGAACGAGCTTTGTTGCAGCACGCGAGCCGCGTACGCCGTTCCGTTGACCGTGATCGCGTGCGTGCACCAATGTTCGGTGTCGCCATTCGAGAGCGCGCAGTCGAACACAATGAGCGGCGTATCGGTTACAGCCTGTTCTTTAAGACTAGAGATGGTTTGCATAGACGATATTCACAGTGGCGGAGTGGCGGTTTACATCGGTAGTGGTGAACGAAAAGCTATCGTCGCCAAACCGGGCGTCCGCATAAATTCCGCCGGTGGTGCTCTTCTGGTACGCCGATGGAGTCGGTTGGGCCTCAACCTGCGGACCGAATACGTCGATCGCCCCGGGCGGTAGTTCAATACCAACCAAGATCGATGCGGCCGCTGGGTCACCGCTTCCGCTCAAGCTGATCCTGCTCCAATTCGGACCAGCCGTCGCCCCGACGCTATTGTTGCCGAACGTCAGTGTCAGCGCAGTCGCTTGTGCGGCGCGGACATAAACGCTTAGTGAGTATATGTATCCGGTCGGCACGTTCAGAGTTTGGCTCACGTTCTGTGCGCCTTCTCCCGAATTCGTGAGCTGAAATGCGTTGGTTCCGCCCAAAGGATCGGCGATGGCCCCGGCTATCGCCAGGAGCGGGCCCGGCCCCCAAACCGCATTCGTCAGGTCTTCGCTCCACGCCAGCAGGTTGCCCGCCGGGTCGAGAAAGGTAAACCCATTCAGCGAACCTTCCGACGCCATAAAGAACTGTTGGAGGCTGCTCAATTCGGTGTCGCTCAACCCCTCATATCGCAGTTGCCACTCTGTGAGGGCGCCGTTGGGATCTGTCAGCTTAATGGAACTGCCGTCGGCGGCCGTGTTCGTCACCGTTCGCGTCCGTCGCTGCTTTTCCACGGGGAACTGACTGTACGCTCCTGTTGTAAGTTGTGGAAACATATCTAAACCCGGTTCTCAATCACGGTCACGGACGTCGTATTTTGTAACTCTGCCACCGAACTCATCTGCAATTGGTCGCTTGCCACGCTGCAATTCGGGTAGGATGTGCCATCCCAAGGATCGATAAAGATGAAGCTCGCAAAACTTCCCTGGTTCGATAGGAAGAAGTTCTCAAGCGACGCCATTTCCGTTTCATCCAGTTTGTCAAGCCGGATGATCCATCGATGAAGCGGCCCGGCCGAATCCCTATATCGCTGTTCGTTTCCATCCACAAAACGCACGATCTGGTTCTGATAGCGCAGCGCCTTAATAGCTGGATATTGCGCAACGGCCCTCGTCTTTAGCGGTGGAAAGGTGGCCATCTCAGATCTCCTTCATAGCTATCTGCTCAAGTCCGGACGGGCCCTCTACTAACACCTCGTTGGTAACCCGGGAAGACTTTTCAAACAAGCGATCTGCGTTTCTCTTGGCCATCTCTTATCTCCAATGTCAAAGCGTTCTCTAAGAGAGCGAACGCCTCAACCTGTCTTGCGCTCAATTCCGAAAAGTCGATGGCGCCCATTCGACGCCGTGCGAAGAAATCTTCCACTAAGGTCTCACTCTCCGAGGTAATATAAGACGTCGGGCAGGTAAATATGACAACGTCCCTGCGAGCCCACACAGGCGGCCCTTTTGGCTCCTCGCTGTGAGACAACCACCCGCATCGGCGTTTCCGCTCCAAGCCGGATTTCCGGCATAGGTCGCACCTCCAACCAGCTTGGTTTGAAAATTGAAAGTGGAAGGCGACGATTAATTTTTTCGTTCGGCCGCACTGAGCCCGGTAGCGGCCCGAACCAACGCCACGGCCTCTCGGAACAGTTCCTCGGGGCCGCAGTCAGCCAGGGAGACCGGAGTCGCCGGCTTACCATCGAGATCAAGCCCCCTAACTTCTCTGAGACCCCATGTCAGGTAGAGCCGGTCGATTTCCGCACGGAGCAACACGGCGTCCATCATCTCGCCAGTGTCCTGCCCTGCCTCTAGGAATTCCGCTTTCCGGGCCAGCCCCCTCACCCGCCTCATCAGGTCCATTCGCCGTGAGAACGACATTTTGGAAATCAGGTAGCTGACTCCCGCCGCGATTGCCGATTCCACCAGGTCCACGCTATCGTAGCTCATGGTTATCCGAAAGCGACAGCGATTTCGTTATCCACCGTGCCCTGTGCACGAGAGGGCCGGAAGTTCCATTGCAATCGGTTCGTGCTATCGTCAAACTCCGGCACCGCGGGAATCACGCTTTGTAAATACACGCCCAGCATCTGGCCCGAAATATTGCCCAATTGGAACATCACCGTGATCGGCGATTGCTGCCGCGCCGCCTGATACAATCCTTCCGTCGCTGAGTCATCCTGACTGTATAGCTCCAGAGACACGGCCACCGCCCGCTGGCCCGGAGATATAGCTAGCGGAAGACTCGACCCGAATTCCCGCGATCTCAGGTCCACGTTGTTTTTCAAAACTATGGACGCACTGGTCACCGTAAAGAACTGGGATGCGGTGGCGCCCACCCATGCCTGGCCCAAATTTCCAGGCACAATCGAATAATCGAAAGCCGCCAGTGCAGGCTCAACCGGGAAACTCGCAAGCGCGGCTTCACCCGTCGAAAAGCTACCGCTGTCCAGCACGTCTTGCGCCACACCGCCGAACTGAAATTGATGAAAGTCCCCGTTGACTTGGATTCCCATCTCATCGATCGCCGCGCCGCTCAACACTCTCTGCACCGCTGTTGCCGGGTCCCAATAATCGAATATAGTGACACTCGGCAGAGCGGTAGCCGGCGTGAACGTGAGGGCCGGCTGCGTCGATGCGCCGACCGCCGGTGGGGCCGTAAAGGGTGCGTTCAACACCACGTTGTTGGCGTCCACAACACTGGCGACAAAACGTATCTCGCTGCCCGAAGACACCGCGTGCAGTGCCGAAAGCCCGTGCGGCGCGGAGAATCCCAGTGCCCCGCCGGTTGTGACCGCCGACACGGCCCCCCCAGCGGCCAGTGTCGGCGTCCCACCCAAAGCCGCTTGGAACAGCGGGCCATACGATGGGCCGGCTGACGTCAGCGGCC